CCCGACAGTGCCTCGTGAGCAGATCTTCTCTCAGCCGGTGAATGCATTGATATCGGGCGCCGAATACTTGAATCAGGGGCCGCAGGGGATATTCAATCCTCTCGAGCAGTTCAGGAGCCTGGGGCCGGGGATTATACCGACAAACAAATGGGAAGCATTGATGACGGCTGCCGGCCTGGCCTCGCCTCTGATCGGGCAACGGTACTTGCAAGGCGGATCCTTTTCGCTGCCTACTTCTCCTGCCCTGTGGAATGCGCTCAAGACTATAGACTGGGGCGGCGAGAGCGGCCAGTTGACCATCCGGCCTTCGGAAGGCTGGACTTCGGCATTACGGGATCTGATCGAGCAGAAGATGCCGAACCGGGCGAGTGCGGAGCAGGTACGTGCAATCGCGTCAGGTGCGCCGGCTGAAGAGGTAGGAACCTCGAATCTGCTGAAGCTCGAGGGCACTCTGAGCAAGGAAGACGTACTGAGGAACATCGATGAAACCCAACCACAGATCCAGGAGGTCTTGCGGACGGAAGGGGATACCAGATACGGGAAGTATTCGACGCCGGGGGGAGAGAACTACCGCGAACTGCTGCTGACTCTGCCATCGACATGGCGGAATCCGGAGCCGACTATTGGGAATTATGCGGAGTTCGCCAAGGCTCGTGGATACGATGATGCGAAGATTGACGCGACGTGGCGGACTGCTGACCCGGTATTCCTGGACTGGCGGCAGGCCAATAACGCGGCATGGGAGCGATACCAAGCGAGACCTCCAGAATACCAAAGCTCCCACTGGGAAGAACCTAACGTACTCGCACACGTCCGATTCAGCGACAGAGTATCACCAGACGGTAAAAAGACTTTACTGATTGATGAGATCCAAAGTGACTGGCACCAGCAAGGGCGGAAGGAAGGATATACGCCCTCTGGCGAACCGGAAGCAGCACCGAGTTGGACGACTGTTCCAGGCAGGACTCAGGGCGTCCCCGATGCTCCCTTCAAGAAAGACTGGCACGAACTAGCCTTCAAACGCATGCTCCGATGGGCAGCAGACAATGGCTATGACAGAGTAGCGTGGACTACAGGAGAGCAACAAGCAGAACGATTTGATCTATCCAAGCAAGTCTCCCGGCTGATGTACCATCCGGAGCGGCAGGTGCTCACCGCACAGAATCCCGAGGGATACGAAGTATTCCGCCAAAATGTTCCGCCGGATAAGGTTCCGGACTATATCGGTAAAGAAGCTGCGCAGAAACTATTCGCGCAGCCGGTTTCTGATGAGCCGCGCAGGCCTGGATGGCAGGGCTACAAGATCTTAGAAGGCCAGGATCTGAAGATGGGCGGAGAAGGCATGAAAGGCTTCTACGACAAGATCCTGAAAGACTATGCCAACAAGCAGGGAAAGCGGTATGGGACTCAGGTAGGGACGACGCAACTGCCGACCAGCCGCACGGGCGCTCGTGACCCGCAGAAGTTCCCAATAGAGAAACTGTATCGCCTCAATGACCTGCTGGAGGAGGAAGATAACCTTGGATTCGATGACCAGTTGGCAGCGAAGAGGGCTATCGCAGACCACGCAGACTGGAAGGAGCGCTGGAACGTTCAGAATCCTGAACTGAAGCAATTGGGCGATCAATACCACAGGAGTTGGCGTCTTGAGGAGCCATTCCACTCCTTAGACATCATTCCACAGATGCAGGAAGACATCCGACAAGGTCTTCCGTTATTTGGCAATCCGCCTCCGAAGAAAACACCTCCTAAAGGGAAGCCGACGTCTTACATGTTCCCCAATGCATTACTCCCGCAGTTCAGTCCGCAGATGACAAACGCATTCGCCTAAGAGCAACAAGCAACACACCAGGACAAGTACCATGCCTGAGGAAATCTTAATACCACCGACATCCGCCGAGCCGTCTCTCACAAATCCGTCTATTGCGGATCTGCGTAAGATGCTCTCCGGTGACGGAGGGGGAGAGCTTGAGGAGCTTGCGTCTTCCCCTTCGAAACCTCAATCGCCTGTGACTCCTAAGGAGCCGGAAAAAAGTGAGGCCGAATCAGGAACGGCTGAAGACAAGGAAGCCGAAGAAGAACCGAACAAGTTAAGTGAAGCGCAAATCGATCGCAGGTTCGCGAAGTACACCAAGAAAGCCGACGATGCCATTCGCGAGCGGGATCTGGCGCGGCAGGAAAGTGAGTTTCTGCGCAGGGAGCTGATGGCGACACGTAATGCGTCCCCTGGCCCGGCGGAAGCGAAACAACCCAAAGCGCCCGATGGCAGACCCGAGCCTCCGGATCCGGACAAATGGACCGGAGACTGGGCGAGCCTCCGCAAAGCCGAACTCGAGTATGCAGAGAAACTCACGGACTGGAAAGTTTCGCAGGCTCTCCAGGCTCGAGACCAGGCCGAAGCCCAGCGGCAAGCCAATATCGGCTGGGACAAGAAAGTCAGAGCGGTATTCCAGAAAGACCCGGAGATCCGCGATGCTCTCGACCAGTTGGGCGGCCCAGTGACTCAGGCCGGTCTGGCAGACATCATCAAAGCCTCGGAGGTAGGGGCGGAGATGATGCTGGGATTCCACCAGAACCGGGAAGAGTTCTCGAACCTGATGGCACTAAGAGACCCGATAGCTATGGCACGAGAAATCGGCAGAATCGAAGCGCAGATCACACAGCAGAATTCGGCTCCCAAGACTCAGCCCGTTCCCCCTCCTGCGCCTCCGAAGTACACGAAACCGACAGTTTCTGTAGACGGAGGCGGCGGCCCGTCAGAGTTCGATCTGGACACGCAGCCTTACGGCAAGCGTTGGAAGCGGGAAGCTCTCCGCCAGCTCGAGGGGGACTGACACCCGCGCCTCACAGGCGCAAATAAGGCAACCGAATGTCAGCGCAAGTACCGAACAGCGTATTAACGCCGTCCGTCTTCGCCAAGCTCGTCCTGATGGATTTGGGAGGGGCACTCAATGTGTGCTCCAACATGTCCCACTCCATCTCGCCCGAGTTCGGCCAGAAGAACTACAAGATCGGCAGCACTATCAACGTAAGGAAACCCTACCGTTTCACGGTAGCCAACACATTGGTCTATGCACCACAGGGGTTGACCGATCAAGTCACGCCGGTAACGGTCAACCTGATAGCCCAGGTAGGCTTCGAGTGGGACAGCGTGGAGAAAACTCTCAATATCCGCGAAGCGCGCGAACTCTACTCGAGGCCGGCGGCTCTGGCTCTGGCGTCGAATATCAACGCCGCGGCAGCCCAATACATCTCAAACAATACCTGGAACTCGACGGGCACTCCGGGGACGCCTCCGACTGATGAGTTGGCGTACCTGACCGCAGGCGACATCCTGTGCGAGCAGGGTTTGCCCGAAGCCGAACCCGTGAACCTCATCGTCAACCGGAAGATGTCCTCCGCCTTTGTCCACTCCGTCAAGACGCTGTACAACCCGACCGGAGTGATATCGAAGCAGTGGACTCAGGGCACCTTCCAGGACTCACTCGGCTACTCGGTGTTCAGAGATCAAACGATCTACACACGCACCGTAGGTCCGCTGGGAGGATCTCCGTTAGTCGATGCCACGGGTGGTGTGAGCACGGTAACGGCGGCCGGCGGGAACAACGGCTCGATGACTTTGCCTACAAGAGGCTGGACGGCAGCGGCAGCTCCCAGGCTGGTGGTAGGTGACCGATTCACGATTGCAGGTGTCTTCACTGTCCATCCGCAGACCAGGCAGTCAACCGGCAGGCTTCAACAGTTCGTTGTGACGGCAAACTTCTCCTCGAGCGGCACAGGCACGGGCGCCGTATCGATTGCGCCGGCTATTACCATAGCGCCTTCGCAATACCAGAACGTCAATGCGGCACCTGTGGATGGAGCACCAATCACCGTTGTCGGCACGGCAAGCACAGCGGGCATCCAGGGCATCCTCATGCACAAAAATGCCTACGCATTCGTATGCGTGCCGCTGAGTGATCCCGACCCCGGAATGGGCGCGTTAGTCGCGAAGGAAACTGACGCCGACACGGGCATCACGCTCTCGTTCGTTCGCGCATTTGACGGCGTGAATAGAAAAGAAATCAACCGTATCGATGTTTTGTACGGTTTCGGCGGTCTCTACAAAGAAATGGCGTGCTGCATCGAGAGCTAATCGGAGGAATCACCAATGCATCCCAACGCAACAGCTAAAGACGACAAATCCAAGAAGTATCCCCGCTGGGTCTTCAAGGCCAAATACCCGGACCCTCACGAAGACAAGCCGGAACTCGAACAGCGGTTGATCGAGAACGAGGAAGACGAGAAGGAGATCGAGAGCGAGGGCGGATGGGCGGATTCGCCCTCGGACGTAGGCATCGAAACGGCGCCGGGCGCGGCGCCTGATCCGGCGATTCTGGCCAAGCGTAAGCCGCCGGCCAAGACCGGCAATCCCGAGCCCAAGAAAAAATGACCGTACAGGACGTAATCAACCACGCCCTGATCGATCTGGGTGAGATTCAGCCGGACGAGACGCTAAACACTCCCGAAACCAATAGCGCTTTCCTAAAGCTGAATCTCATCCTCTCGAGTTGGTCGCTCGAGGGCCTCACGGTCTACATGCATCAGGTGGGTAATTTCACGCTCCAGACCGGCGTCATTGCGTACTCGATGGGTGTCGGCGGCACGTGGACGACAACGCAGCGTCCCGTGAAAATCAAGGGGGCAACCGCACGCGCAACCGTATCCGGTGGCGGGCAGATCGAGAACGGCCTCACGGTATTGCCGATGGCCGCATTCGAGGCGGCCGTAAAGAACCCGACCGCCCGCAGCGACGTACTGCCCAGCCTGCTGGGAGAGGATTCTGCGGCGCCGCTCAAGAACATCCGGATCTGGCCTCCGCCGGCAGCTTACGCATCGATCGAGGTCAGCTACTGGATTCCGTTAACGGCATTCAATGCATTGACCGATACCGTTAGTTTCCCGGCACCCGGATTGGAACTGGCCCTAATCGGGGAACTGGCCCTTACTCTCGCTCCCGGATACGGCAGGCCGGTAACCGCGGAGTTGGCCGGCAACGTACAGCGGGCCAAGCAGCGGTTGATCGAGACCAACGGGGCGGTAGAAGTAGGGGCTGCCGCGATGGCTCCAGCGGCTGCGCCTGCTGCTGCTGCCGCATAATCAAGGCTAATGCGGACGAATACTTGGAGTTACGGAGGCGGCACGCAATCAGTCGCCATTGCCATCCTGATAGCTGACGGCAAGTTACCTAAGCCGGAATGGATCGGCATTGCCGATACTGGGCGCGAATCCTCCGAGACCTGGGAATACACGGACAAGTGGGTTCGTCCCCTGCTCAAGGGCTGCGGGCTTGATATCGAAGTGGTGAGCCACTCTTTTTCCAAGGTGGATCTGTATAGCCATAAAGGCGACCTGCTGATCCCAGCGTTCACTGAAACCGGGAAACTCGACACATTCTGTTCTACGGAGTGGAAAAAGAGAGTCATCCAGCGGCGCCTTCGCCAGTTGGGCTACGGGCCGAATAATCCAGTTACCACATGGATCGGAATCTCTCTGGACGAGATCGGACGTTGCAAGCCGTCAGGCGAAGAGTGGCAGCTTTACGATTGGCCTCTGATCTGGAACAAGCCAGCCCTACGCAGAACTGATTGCGTCGAAATAGCGCGAAAGGCTGGTCTGCCCGATCCTCCGAAGTCTTCGTGCTGGCACTGTCCGTACCGGCGAAACGACCAATGGAGGCACCAGCGGGACAACTATCCAGAAGATCACCGCAAAGCCTGCGCTCTCGATGAAGAGATTCGCTTGAAGGATCGTCTTGGCGGAGTATGGTTGCACAGTTCCCGGATCTCTCTGCGGGAAGCGAACTTGGAATCCGCCGATGAACCGATTCCTCCGCTATTCGGCCAAGTCGCAGGCTGTGATTCCGGTCACTGCTGGGTGTAGAACCCAAGGAAAATACGAATGCCTAAACCTCCTCCGCGATTCCCTGTAGCTACAGCTACGGACGCTGATCTGGGGATCGCTACCAATCGTCTGCAGGCCTCGCTTGCGGCGAGTATGTCAGTCTCCGATACCTCGATGACGCTCACGAGCGCCGCCTCGATCACGGCCAATTCCCTGCTCTCGATAGACAGCGAAATCGTGAGAGTGAACGGCACGCCGGCAGGCAACGTCTGCCAGGTCACCAGGGGATTCGATAGCACCACTGTGGCCTCGCATGCAGTGAATGCCAAGGTATGGGGCTACGTGGACGCCTGGCACCACAATTCCCTGGTCTCGGAAGTGGAGGCAATAGAAGGCTACCTGCTGGGCGGCCACGGAGTCTCTCCGCTCTATGTGGCGGACGACTATGACTTCACCCAAAGTCCCGGCGGATCGCTCACTGTCGGCGCCAACTCGATCACCTTGAACCCGGTGCCTCTGGGGATCTCGACAGGATCAAACGTCTATATCAGCGGGGGAACCGGGACCGCGGAACTAGCGCCTGTGGTCGGATGGAATCCCTCGACCGGCCTGATGGTCGTCAATTGCGCCTATGCCCACTCTGGCGCCTGGACCATTTCGAGCGCATCGGACGGCATCCAGGAAGCGGTAACGGCCGCGGCCAACAACGGCACCGTGGTACTGCGCGGCCACTCTTACAACGTGCAGGCCACGGTGATGCTGAAGCCGGGGACCGTGATCATAGGTTCCGGCAAAGCGGACGTGGACCCGGTGACGAATCCCGGCGGGACTACAGTCAATGCGGCCTCGCTCACCACTGGCTACGTGTTCGACTATCTGAGCCCGATCAAAGCATCGTCCTATGGGATGAGCTGTGGTTTCGTGTTCCGTAACTTCTCGATCAAGACGGGACTGAACGGTATCCGGATCAACAACGACACGATGCCCACGGGCTCGAATAACCAGGCATTCCTTACCGACAACGTCGTCATCGAGGACGTCAACATATACGGAGGCGGCCAGAACAACTCCGACCCGAACAAGCTCACCAATGCGGTCCCTACTCTGTCTACGCTCAAAACCTTCGGAGTGGGATTCAACCTGACGTGCGTGTTCCGCGCGCGCATCCTTGATTGCGGAGTTTACTACACGGGCGTGGCGTTCCTGATCTACGGGGACGAGAACACGATAGACGCCGGCCTGTGCTCCCAGAATGCCGTGGGAGTGTACATCCAGGGCAAGGATCCGAACGGCAACAGTGCTCTCTACGGCAACAAGAACATCGTGCGCCATATGAAATTCCAGGGAGGCACGCGCCTGCCGATGATCTGGGCCGACTGGTGCGGCGGCACGTTCATCGAGCACTGCTATTTCGAGGCGCAGACGGGAGACGTGAATCAGTACGTCAGGACGACGAACTGCATGCACTTCACGTTCGGGCCGAATAACTGGGTACAGAGCCCGTTCACGGCCTCGAGCTGTCCGAGCTTCCATATCGATGTCGCTGAAGAGGCGCTGATCCACAACAACACGTATTTACAGGGCCCCAATCTCTGCGGCGCAATCGAAGTGGATCATCACCAGTACAACAACGCCTATCCGAATACGGTGCGGTGCTGGAACAACGGCTCGTTTTTCCCGCAGCCGGGCAACCGTTCGTGGAACCTGAGCGGCCCGTACTCGAGCTATGCGCAGGTGCCCGGCGTGCTGGTCGACGCGGTAAATACGCTGCTGTTGAATGCCTTCAACAATCCGGGCGACTACGCTTATAACGCATCCTCGATGCCCTTTATTCAAGACCCGGTGACCAATCGCTGGGTGATCACCAACGCAGATGCGACATTGAACGCCAACGGCCTGGTCACCTGGTTCAAGCAACTGCCCAAACGGGGAATGTACAGGACATTTCACCTTCGGGTCGCGGCCCGGCAGACCGGAACGGGGCAAGTCTCGATGAACATCCAATATCTCGGCAATGGGACCACAATGTTATGGAACGGTTTTCTAACGTTCACCTCGACCGCTGAGACATCCCCGCAGACCTCGCCTGATTTCTCGATTCCCGCGACGGAGACGCTCAACGGCTCCTTCCAGTTCACGATCATTCCGGCCCAGGCGATGGTTGAGCAGGTGGAGCTGGTGCCGGTGAGCTGAAGGAAGTGGCCGCCCGGAGCGAGCGCCAGGTCTTCCGGTTTGCAAAGCCGGACTAGGGCGGCCGGAAATCATTATATGCCTACTACCAGCCAATTTAATACCACGCAATTCGACTCCGGGCAGTTCGGCGGCGCCGGATTCCCCGGAGGCGGCGGAGTAGCGGTGGCGGATCTGATTTATCATGCGTTCCGTCTGGCCGGCGTGCATCTGGCTCCCGATCGCGTGGCCTCGGGCCCCATGCAGGATGACGGAGTCCGGGCGATCAACAGGCTGTTGAGTGCCTACAATATCCTTGCCGAAGCGGTCTATACACGCCGTATCGACCAGTTCTCGACTGCGGGAGGGCAGCAGATCTACCAGTACGGTCCCGGCGGCGACTGGGATGCGCCGCGGCCGGCGAAGGTGACCGATGCCAATTTCATCTTCAACACGGACCCCGATATCAGGCGGCCGTTGAAGCTGTGGGACGAGGAAGAGTGGTCGGACCTCAGGCTGCAGGAGGTCTTCACGATTCCCTCGGGTATCTACATCGACGGCTCGGCGCCGATGCGGCAGGTGTACTTCTATCCCATACCCGATACCGCGTACCAGATCGAGATCTACTCCTGGCAGAGTCTTGGAACTCCCGTGGTGGTCTCTGACACGATGACGTTTCCCGATGGGTACGAGCAGTGCATCGTGTTCAATCTGGCAAGGGTGCTGATGCCGATGTTCAGGAAGAGACTGAACACTCAAGCGGACGATCAGCTCGTGATTGCGGAGGCGACTAACTCGCTCGCAAGGCTGACGCGAATCAATGCGTTCATCCCTAGATTGCAGGGGGATCCGGATATATCGGGCAAGGGCACGGGATTCTTCAACTGGATGGACGGTGGCACGTCTTAATTGGGGCTCCTTGCGTAGAGCCCTGTGGCGGTTACCAGCCGCACGCTCCCGAGGCCGGGAGACGGCACATCGGGAGCTATTGAGGCTTACGCTTCGGTCTGTTTTCGAGTTCCGTCAGCCGCGCCTCGAGATCATCGATGCTAATCGTGTTTGATAGAACTATCCGCTCTAATCGCCCTATAGTGTCCACGATCCTGGCCAACATGACCTGGGTCTTCTCCTGCGACTCGGTCAGTTTCTCAATGCGTTCGTCTATGTTCAAGGAAATTCTCCTGCCGGTTGGTTACCGGCTAAGACCATCATAGCATCCCGATGAAAATTCCCTTTATCGGTCCATCCTCGGAAGCCCGCTCGCTCACCTCTGACGCGCAACGCTCGATCAACATGTACACGGAGTCGGGCGGCACAAAGTCACCCAAGGGATTCTACGGCAAGCCCGGACTGCGCGCGCGCAAGACGCTGGCAGGTATCGGCACATGCCTGGCATCGGTGAACGACAGGCTCTTCTGCACCGTAGCCAATACCCTGATAGAGATCGATCCGAACTTCAACACGGCGCAGACCGCATCGGGCGGAGGATTCCAGACCAGCAGCACTCCGGTAAGCCAGCGGGACCGCATCATCCTGAACGGCCTACCGCGGCACCTGCAGGCTCTCGTTATAGGCAACGGGGACGCATACTACTGGAACGACCTCGAGACCGTGATGCACCCGATCTACGTGGGAGACACCAAGCAGTTATCGGGACGCTGCGATATCGACGGAACCTCGGTGCACAACAACGGCACGCCTTACGGGGAACCGTTCAAGACGGTGATGGCAAACCAGGCTATCTGGATCAACGGCACGGCGTATGTGGTCGACAACGTGACCTCGGATACAGACCTGACGCTCCAGACGGCGGCCAGCCAGTTGAGCAATGCGGACTGGCTTGCGTACCCGATCCTGCAGGGAAAGGTTGACACTGAGGCCTACATGGTGCACAACAACGGCCCGGAGACCGGAGACCTGTTCGACCCCCTGATGGCCTCGCAGCCGATCACGATCAACGGAACGCAGTACGTTATCGAACGGGTTGACGGCCCGTGGGATCTTACTTTAACCACGCAGGCGCCGATTCAGAAGGCGGTTTCCTGGAGCGGCACGATTCATCTCGCCGGCAAGTGCGATTTGAACGGCATCTACGTGCACAACGACCCGCCTCTGACCGGGGATCTGTTCCCGAGCTGGCTCGAGGGCGGCACGATCACGATCGGGGGATCGACCTACACCGTTACGCAGGTGGTAGGGCCTTATGACCTGACGATCAACCCCGCGGGCCCGAGCAACTGGGCGCAGTATTTCACGGCAACGTCTCCGCCTCTGCTCGCCGGCAAGTGCGACACCGACGGAATCGCGGTACATAACAACGGCCCGGAATCTCTGCTCGACAAAGACGGCAATCCCGACGCGGACCTGTTCGACACGGTATCGATGGGCGGCCAGACGATCACGATCAACGGTGCGCCCTACACGGTCGATTACGTCCAGAGCCCGTGGGATCTGTTATTACAGCCTCCCGGCGCGCCCGTGCAGAGGGGCGTGGACTGGCAGGCGGATCACCTGTTATTGCAGGCCTCGAGCGCATGCGAGGTCGGAGGCTATGGTATCGTCACCCGGCCGAATTCCAGGCAGTTCAACGTCTCTGGATTGAACGACTTTTCATCCTGGGATCCGCTGGACTTCGCCTTGAAGGAAGGCAGCACGGACAACCTGGTTGGCTCGGCGGCGCACCGTGGGGAGCTGTGGCTGTTCGGGCGGGAGAATATCGAGGTCTGGGATCTGAGCGGCAACCCGGACTTTCCCTTCGCAAAAAACCAGTCGGGATCGATCGCCAGAGGCTTAGGCGGCCCGCAGACGCTGTGCAAAGTAGGGGAGCAGATGCTCTGCTTCATCGGGGAGAACGGCGTAGCCTATCGAACGCAGGGCTACTCGATCGTGAGAATATCGACGCCCTCTCAGGAGAACGACTGGCGCAATGCGTTCACAATAGCAATCGCATTTGCGTTCGAGATGGCCGGCCATCTGTTCTGGCAGGTCAACCTGGACACGAAATCCTGGGTATGGGATGCCACGGAAAGCGAATGGACAGAGCGGGGATTGTTGAATACCGTCTCAGGCAATACCTTCTACCGGGAAATCGCCCAGTTCCACGATTACATTCCCGACTGGAACGGAGTACGGGACATCAACGACGAGGGCGCCACGCAGGGCAGCCACATTGTGACGGGGTACAACGACCACAACCTGTATGAGCTGAGCACGGACTTTCACGACGACAACGGAGTGGCGATCCGGTACGTACGCAGGTTCCCGCATTTAGTCAACGAGAAGCTGCGAATCTTCCTGCACAAGCTCACCTTCGAAGTAGAAACGGGGCAGGTAGTCTCCGGAGACCCGGAGCCTCAGATGGAGTTGAGAATCAGTGCGGACGGCGGCAAGACATGGAGGCAGAGCGTCACCTCGGGCGGAGATTTGATCGTGACCACAGGGTTCGGACTGAACGGCGACACGCGAAAGCGGCTGATCTTCCGCAGACTGGGATCGGGCAGGGATCTGGTGCCTGAAATCGCGGTGACGATGAAGTCGAAGCTTTATATTGCGGATGCGTATGGGGAAGTGACTCCCGGAAACGCCTGATTACAAAAACTCTAGACGCTGACAATCTGATAGAACAAAAGCCGGAAACGGGCCGGGTAAATGTCTATCAGGTTTTGGCCGAAATCGCCATGAGCCTCTCGGTCTCCCTCATCAACACGCCGATGTTCGACGCGCAGGGAAAGCTCACCTTTGCGTGGATTCAGAAACTGGGCCAGATCGGCCAGCCCTCGCCCGTATCGGCATTGATGTACGGCTCAAGCTCTCAGCGGCAGGCCTACGATAAATCGACGCTTCCAGACGGCGTGCTGTGGTACGAGAAAGACACCGGAACGATCTACCGCCTCGAGTACGACTCCTCGGTCCCGGCGGCGAACTGGATCCCGCTCAATTACATGAACGGCCAGGGCCTCGATGATGTAAACCGTCTCGTCAAGGTAGGGCCGAATCCGGGCCAGATCACCGAAAGCTCGATCACCGACGACGGCTTCACGATCTCGACCTCCGAAGACCTCCGGGTGAATTCGATCAGCTTGAGCCAGTTGGCCGCTCCCAATCTGGTTTTGAAAGCCGATAATGGCGGCAAGATTACCGGATCCTCGATCTCGGACGATGGGACTCGCGTCTACATCCCGGTAAACCTGGGAGTCGGAATATCGAACCCGGCGTATCCGATCGACGTCTCGGGCGATGTTAATATCACGGGCCAGTATCTGGTGAACGGCAGCCCGGTGAGCGCGCACAGCGACATCCAGGGAGTGGCGGCTACAGTCCAGCTACCCCTGACGACCACGCCGAGCGATGTCCCCGGCGCCTCGATCACGCTGAACTACGCCGGCACTTACCTGATCGAAGGCGTATTCGAGATGTACATGGCCGGTTTGCCGACGCCTGGCGACGACGGCCAATATCTCTATGGCGGCCTGAACTTCGACGGCACGGACGCGACTATTGTGGCCATGCTGCTGGTGCCCACGCTCTCG